GATTACTGAGTCGTTGTATTGGGATCATTATCAGAATTTATTATATGTTTTTGATAAGTGCTTCTCTCCTATACCATCTTTAACTACTCACATTGAAACTGATTGTTTACCGTATTGTATTGACAATGAAAATATATACAATAATAATTTAAAGGAATGCTAGATACGTTGTTCAATAAAATATATGTAGTGTGGGGTCAAGATCCTGAGCGTAAAGAATATATTAAAAAACATTTTGAGCAATGTAATATTGATAATTATGAATTTGTTCGTAGTCTAATCCCAGAGAATCTTTTTGCAAAAAATAAACCTCGGTTTAAACATCTCCGAGAAAACTGGGCTATGCAAGGAGATTATCCTAATAGCCCCTATCCATTATCCTTAACTGAACTTTGCTGCTCTTATGGTCATATAAAAGCGTATAGAAACGCTATAAGGGATGGAGTTAAAACTTTTCTCGTAGTAGAAGATGACGCATCGTTAGATATAGATTTATGTAAAAATGCTCTTGACTGGAAAGAACATATTCCATCTGATTGGGACATAATTCATTTTCATTCATGGAGAGGATTTGACAGCGCACGCGAGCAGTCATTAGCTAATCATCGAACACAAGTTAATGATTACTTTTACACCGGGTATAAAGAATATGGTGGTACAGTTTGTTATTCATTGACTGTTAACTCGGCTAAATACTTGCTTACCAAATATTTCCCTATTATGAAGTCGTCTGATGGTATTATAGGGACAATGTCAGCAACAATATTTGCTAGACAATTTTATAATGCGTATGTTTTTCATCCGTTTTTAGCTCGAGGTACAATATTTGAGAGTCAAATTGACGGAGAAGAAATTATCAGTAAAGAATTTATAACCCGACCAGAAAAATATAGGCGAGATAATTTTGATCCAAACATATTATAAGTAATTGATTTTTTTTGTAGATACTCTATAATAGTGTCATGATTTTACGAGACGTAGATCTTTATGACGGTAATTTAATTCATTCTCGGTTTGCATATAAATATTTTCGGAAGAAGACCCTCCCTATTGGAAATATTGTTGCGTTTCGAGCACCGATGAAGGTTGAAACAGAGGGAATGATCGACAATGAAGACTTACTTAATAATGATTTTATATATTCTGATGACGCTGTTAATTTTTGCTGGGAGCTTCCTAATTTGGATCCTCTTGGTGCTGTTTTCTTTCAAAGATTACTTAACACGCAAATTGCAAACTTGTTGTCCACGAAATATCTCAACGCCCCCATTGAAGTAGATGGAGACGACTTAATTGTACATAAAGAATTTGAACAAAATGGAGTAATTCAACCAAAAGGCAAATGTAGCGTTAGCATTACATATTCAAAAGATAATGTTGCTATTGGTCACACTGCCATTAATGTTGTTGCAGGTAGAAACGCACCAGTTTTTGCATATTCCACCAATTTAACCGATGAGCAAGTGGAAGAATTCATGAAATTAGTGGTAGATACCTACTATTCTATGGTGGATGACGCGTTTATTGCAACTACAAAACTGACCCTGTGATATCAAGGTCTGTAGTCAAAATTTTTTTGCAAAACTCGGGTGATTTTCCTATTAGGGTTTTATGTTTTATAGACTCGAACTCGTGGCCAAAATTTTTTCGCAAAACTTTAATGAAATTCCTATAAGGAATTTTTACAATTATGAATTTAGTAGATAGAATACCAATTGGTGATGAACACCCGTGCACTATTAATTGTATTATTGAAATACCTAAGGGTACTAGTACAAAATATGAGTACGATGAGCAGTTAGATATATTTAAATTGAATAGATGCTTGTATAGTTCCATGAACTACACTGCGTCGTATGGATTTATACCTCAAACCTTAGCGCTAGATAATGATCCGCTTGATGTTGTTGTTTACAATAACACACCTATTAATACAGGAGTGTTAGTAGAGGTAAAACCGATTGCTGCACTAGATATGAATGACAACGGTCATAAAGATTATAAAGTTGTTTGTGTACCTACTAGTCATATTAGAGAATATAGGACGCTAAAGGATTTAGAGTCGCACTGGGTTAGTAAGACGTTAAACTTCTTCGCTCATTATAAAGATTTAGAAGATAAGAAGGTGACCATTAATGGTTGGTTATCTAAAACTGCTACTAAGAAAATTATTAAGGAGAGCCATTTAGCGTGGTGTAGTAATAATGGTAAATAGTTTTTTTGACTTTGTAAATAATATTGCTTTTTCTAGAAAGGAAATAGATATTAATATTTCTGACTCTCAATTATACTCTGCTTATATTACTAATAGATATATTACATTTATTAATAAAGAGTGTACCCTTCTAATAAACAACACTGTTAATAAATTTGGATTAGTATTTAACAATGAATTACATTATAAATTATTATTCAATTTAATACCTAAGACAAAACGGAAGTTTATTAGATATATAAAGAAAGAAAAAAAGGATAAAAAAACGTTTGACCGGACTGCAAAATTGTATGAACTTTCTCAAAGAGAAATACAATTGTATTCGGAAAACTTTGGTGTAAATATTAAGAAATATGAACAATGAACAGCAGAAGAAATATGACGCAGCTCTAGATAAATTAGATCTTACAGATAGTCAGCGTGACGCGTTCGATCACTCTGTCAAAAAGAGTCTCATAGATTTAGATACTTATCAAGATACAGATTGTTTTAGTTTACATGGTTATAAATTGAGTAAGGTAATGGATGATATTGTTTTAGCTCAATATGTAGATTTAGATGAATCTGGTACATCAGTAAAACGAGGAAGTGTATATATTCCTTTAGCTCATGTTCAGCGTACATGGCGTATGGCAAGAGTTATTTTAGCTGGCCCTAAATGTCAGTTTACAAAACCAGGTGATATAGTTTGTTTTCCTGACGATAAAGGTATTAAGGTTGATAACTTAGCTGTTACTGGCTTTGACTCTTCCATTAGAAATTGTTTGTTTTTAAACGAGGATAGATTTTTTGGTATATGTGAAGAGTTAGAACAAGATGATAGTAGGGCTGAGTAATTTAAAAGGTATACTTTTAGATAAAGTATGTGAGGTAAAATTTGCTAGACGAAATCCTAAGCCAGGTCGCCCAGCATCCCGTAGAATGCTGTGTACAAATAACGTACAACTTTTAAATTCAGTTGAAGGTCGAACAGTTTTAAATTACAAGCCACCTAGACAATCCCCAGCATATAATCCTAATCAAGAAAATTTAATCATTACATGGGATATATTAATGCAAGGTTTTCGTACAATTAATTGCGATACTGTTGATTTAATAAGTACCCTCGAAGCTGACGATACCTTTTGGGTATATTTAAATGAGCATATTGCGCCAATGTCCTCAGGAGAAAAAATGGCGTTTATGAATACATGACATTCGAACTTGTAGAAAATACCTTAAAAGAGTTATTACTGAGTACAGTAAAAATAACTTCCAAAAAACGAACATTAGGTGTTGGTCAAATTCAATTATTTGATATTAGAGATTTTAATATTAAGCTGTTATTTACTACCGGAAAAAAATTAGAAATATTATATCCTTTTAATGTAATTAAAGAGGATAAAGTAATTTATTTTGATTATACATTATATAATATTCACACTGATGATGTATTATTAAAGCCGAGAGTAAATCGGATGATAACTAATCAACGAAACAAATATTGTGACTTGCTTCTCTCTATAGAACAGCTATAATATTTTTATGGCTATAAAAAATTTCCCTAAAGGTTATAGACCTTCAACTGGCCAACAATATGCTATCCCTAATATACTAAATGGGTTAAAAAAATATAAGTTTATTGTTGTACAGGGTCCTACCGGGTGTGGTAAGAGTTTTATAGCTAAAACTATTGCTAATGGTTTGAACAAACCACCTTCTAGGCTAACTAAGCTTGTTAATAATTATGCTGCTTTCGAGACTACTTGGGAGAATGGTAAATTAGTATATGAGTATGCAGATGATTTTTCTAGTAAGAGATATGGTACATCAATATTAACAACTACTAAAGCACTTCAAGATCAGTATACTAGAGATTTTGAAGACGTTAAACCTCTTAAAGGTAAAGGAACATATATATGTAATTTTGATGATAGGAGTTCAGCTGATCAAGCTCCATGTATCTTTAGTAGTAAGTTAAAAAGAGAGTGTTGGGATTGTAATCGTTGTGATTATTATGAAGCTAGAAACGAATCTATTAGTGCTAAGATTAGTGTAGAGAATTATTCTAGTTTTTTTCATAAACCAGATCATCTCAAGCATAGACAAGTTATAGTATGTGATGAAGCTTCTGAATTAGAAAATATTATTGTAAGCAGATTCAGTTGTGGTATTGAATTAGGTCGTCTTATCAAATATGGTTTTAAATTATCTTATAGTAAGAATTCA